CGTGCGGTGACGTCGCTGGCGTACCGGGGTAACGCGCTGGGGGTTGTGACGGCGCGGGACTCGCTGGAGTATCCGACGCGGATCGAGTGGCTGGACCCGGCGAACGTGCTGTGTGAGGACCGGCTGCAGTTGGTGCCGCTCGGTGAGATCGGATCGTTCACGAACCCGAAGTGGTACTACCTCGGCGAGCGTTTGCCGGCTGAGGACGTCGTGCACATCCCCTGGTTTCAGTTGCCGGGCCGGGTGTGGGGGTTGTCTCCGATCGGCTCGTACGCGGTGACCGTGAGCACGGGTTTGGCCGCGCAGAAGTTCAGCGACGACTGGTTCCGTAGCGGTGGTGTGCCGTCCGGGCAGTTCCGCAACACCAGCCAGACGATCCCGCAAGAGGACGCGAACACGATCAAACGTCGGCTGGTGCAGGCGATCCGCAGCCACGAACCGATCGTGTACGGCGCCGACTGGGAGTACACCCCGTTCACGATCAGCCCGAATGAGGCGCAGTTCGTGCAGACCATGAGATTGACGGCCTCGACGATCGCCAGCATCTACGGCATCCCACCGGAGATGATCGGCGGCGAGACCGGCGGGTCAATGTCGTACTCCTCGCCTGAGCAGCGGCAGATCGAACTCGTCCAGTTCTCGCTGCTGCCGTGGCTGGCACTTCTGGAATCACACCTGAGCGCCCTGCTGCCGCGCGGCCAGTACGTGAAATTCAACCCGGACGTGCTGATCCGCGCGGACGTCAAGACCCGCTTCGAGGCGTACGAGAAGGCCCGGCTGATCGGCCTGAACAACATCGATGAGCTGCGCGCGATGGAAGACGAAGCCCCGCTGCCGAACGGTCAGGGGCAGGACTACACGCCTTTGCCGCTCGCGGCCGGCGCCACGGTCAATGTTCCGGCGATTCGCAGCGACGGCGGCGGCGAAGAGAGCGGCGACGGACGCCTGCGTCTCATCGAAACCACAAGGAGAGACCATGGTTGACCGGCGCACGCTGATCGACGCCCCGGAACGGCGCGCGATTGCCGCCAGCGACTTCGAGATGAAAAAGGCCGGTGATTCGCTCGTTCTAACCGGTTACGCATCCGTTTTCGATCACCCTTACGACATTCTCGGCGGTGCTCCGCGTGGGTGGACTGAGACCGTGGACCGCCGGGCGTTCGATGTGACCCTGGCCGGGAAGCCGGACGTGCACCTGCTCATCAACCATGAGGGCATGCCCTTGGCCAGGACGAAGAGCGGCACGCTGCAGCTGGGCACGGACGCCCGTGGGCTGCTGGTCACGGCGAACCTGGACCGCAAGGATCCGGACGTGCAGCGCCTCGAGACGAAGATGCAGCGCGGCGACATGGACGAGATGTCGTTCGCTTTCAGGGTCAAGGCCGACGACTGGTCCGATGACGATTCACAGCGCCGCCTGACGGAGGTCAGCCTCCACAAGGGCGACGTCAGCGTCGTGAACTTCGGCGCGAACCCCGCCACGAACGCGGAGCTAAACAGCATCCGCAGCGCCCTGGATCTCCTCGCCGACATGCACCCTGACACCGCGCTGGCTGAGCTGCGTTCCACAGGCTCGGACGTCGTAACGCAGGCCGCCCGTGCGGCCGAGGCGCTGTCGGTGCTGCGTCGCCGACTCGCCCCGCCACGCGCGGCCCGGCGCATGACGCTGGCCGAGGCCCGAGCGGTCATCGACGACCTCGGCGGCATCGAACTGCGCGCGGCGCTGCCGGTGCATCACACCCCGACCGTCGACGCGTCCTGGGACGGCCCGGCTGCGGTCGCTGCGATGCCGAACGATGACACGGTCCTGCGCTACTGCTTCGCCTGGCAGTCTCCCGACGCCGCCGCCGACCCGCACGAGTCAGGCGACGACGACGCCGACGACCAGAAGAGCAACTACAAGTTCCCACACCATGCCGGGAAGGGCGCGCCCGCGAACCTGAACGGCGTGCGGAACGCCCTGGCACGCCTCGCCAACGCGAACATCCCCGCCGGGGACCGCGCCGGCGTCGAAGCGCACCTTCGCGCGCACCTGAACGACGCCCAGCACTGACCGACCCAGCAAGACGTTCCGCGGCCTGGCACTGGCCGCGGCGCTGCCGCATGCCTGGCACTGGCGGCGACAGCATCTGACGGCCTGGCACCGGCCGCTTGCCAACCACCAACAAACCCCACGAAAGGGGGCTCGTCGTGGACGAGCGCTTGAAGCGGCTGATCGCCCGACGCGAGCAGGCCGCAAAGGACCGCGAGCAGCTGCTCGCACAGCGGAAGGCCATCGTCGACCTCGCCGAAGAGGAGGCCCGCGAGGACCTCTCCGCCGAGGAGGACGCCGAGTTCCGCTCCTTCACCGCGCAGGTCAAGACGAAGGACGAGGAGATCCGCGCGTTCGACCAGCGGATCCAGGAGCTGTCGGAGGAAGCCGAGCGGGACCAGCAGGTCACCGACGGCGCCCAGGCCGTCCGTCGGGCGCAGGCCCGCGCGACTGTTGTCTCCGAGGGTCGCACGTACGAGCAGGGCAACGGCCGCTCGTACCTTCAGGACCTCATGCGGATGCAGCTCAACATGGACGGCGACGGGTCGGCGGTCGAGCGACTCCGCCGGCACGCCCACGACGTCGAGACCGACAAGGAATACCGGGTCCTGCCGAACCGCACGGACGGCCAGGGCGGTTTCTTCGTCCCGCCTCTGTGGTTGATGAGCCAGTACGTGGAGCTCGCGCGCGCGGGCAGGGCGTACGCGAACCTGTGCAACAGTCAGGCGCTTCCGCCCGGGACCGACAGCATCAACATCCCGAAGGTCGCGTCCGGTACCGCCACTGCGATCCAGACCGCCGACAACACGGCCGTCGTGGACACGGACCTGACCGACTCGTCCGTGGTCGCGCCGGTCCGCACCATCGCCGGCCAGCAGGACGTCGCGATCCAGCTCCTGGACCAGTCGCCGGTCAACTTCGACCAGGTGATCTTCAGGGACTTGGTCGCCGACTACGCGACGAAGGTCGACCTGCAGGTCATCGGCGGCAGCGGCACGTCCGGTCAGGTCACCGGCGTGCGTAACACGGCGAGCATCGTCACCATCACCCCGTCTGCTGTGACCGTGTCGGGCATCTACAGCGCAATCGCCAACGCCGTCCAGACCGTTCACACGACGCGGTTCATGCCGCCGACCGTGATCGTCATGCACCCGCGCCGGTGGGCGTTCTTCCTGGCGGCCTCGGACAGCTCCGGCCGTCCGCTGGTCGTCCCGAACGCCGGCAACCCAATGAACGCCGTCGCCACGCTCGGCACCGTCGGCGCCGAGCAGGTCGTCGGGCAGATGCACGGCCTGCCGGTCGTGACGGACCCGTCGATCCCGATCACCACGGGCGCGAGCACCAACGCGGACGTCATCCACGTCCTGCGTGCCAGCGACCTGGTGCTGTTCGAGTCCGGGATCCGCAGCCGCGTCATGCCGGATGTCGGCTCGGCGAACCTCACCGTCCGCCTGCAGGTGTACGGCTACCTGGCGTTCACGGCCGCCCGCTACCCGCAGTCCATCGTGGAGATCGGCGGCCTGACGCCTCCGACCTTCTAGCGGCTATCCGCCGGGGTCCCTCTCTGGGGCCCCGGCGCTTGTTTCGGGAGACAGGAACATGAGAGACGAGCACGCCGACTACCTGGCCGCGTACAAGACGACGTACGAGTCATGTGTTCAGGCCGGTCGCACGGAGGACGCCGACGAGATCGCGCGCATCCTCCGAGACGGTTATGGCTACGACGTGGCCGAGCCTAAGGGCGCCGACGACAAGGCAAAGAAAGACACGGCTGCACCCGAGCGCGCCGACGACAAGGCGCCGGAAGACACGGCCGAGCCCAGGCCCGCGAGGCGGAAGCCCACGGCCCGCGGAAAGGCCGCCGAGTGAGGATTATCGGCCTGCTCAGCTGGTATGAGGAGCCCGCATCGTGGCTCGCGGAGACTGTCGCGTCCGCCGCACAGCTGTGCGACCACCTGATCGCGGTTGATGGACCGTACGCCATGTTTCCCGGCGCGATGATGAAACCTGCGTCGGGGACGGAACAGGCGGAGGTCATCACCCACACCGCGGCGGGCGCCGGGATCGGCTGCACGATCCACGCACCCCGTCAGCTCTGGTGGGGCAACGAGGTCGAAAAACGCGGCTTCATGTTCGATCTCGGCATGACGGTCGCCAAGCCGGGCGACTGGTTTCTGGTCATCGATGCCGATGAGGTGCTGGTCACCAACCCAGCTGATGTGCGCCAAAAGCTGTCCGAGACGGATCTCGACGTCGCCGAGGTGATGATCTGGGAGCGCGGCGACGCTGAATCGCGGACTCCGCATCGGCGACTGTTCCGCGCACTCCCCGGCATCACTTACCGCGATGCGCACTACGTGGTGACGGTACCCACGGACACCGGCGTCAGGATCCTGTCGGGCAACCACTCGATCCACAAGGTCGAACCCGCTCAGGAGCTGTGGGACACGCGCCTTGAGCACCGGAAGCAAAACCGCAGCGCCCAGCGCAAACAGTTGAAGGCCGACTACTACGCGATGGTGCCGGACATCGAGCAGGTCAGAGAAATATGAGGCGGAGGTCCGATGGCGCTGACGAATCCGTACTGTCAGGTCACTGACGTCCGCAGCCAGCTCGGCGACTCAACCGGCACGCTCGACACCAGCCTGATCGAGAAAGCGATCGCGGCGACCTCACGGGCGATCGACCGGTACTGCAACCGCCGGTTCTGGCAGGACCTGGCGCCGGTCACACGCGTGTACGACGTGTGGGACCAGAACATCGCCGATGTCGACGACATCGGCACGACCACCGGCCTGATCGTCAAGGTTGACACCGCCGGGGACGGGTCGTACGCAACGACGTGGACGAGCAGCGACTACCAACTCCGGCCGCTGAATGCCTCCGCTGACGGCGGGGCGTACGCGTGGCGGCAGATCGCAGCGCTCGGCGGGAAATGCTTCCCACTCTCACGGAGGTCCTACCCGGTGCTGCAGGTGACCGCCCAGTGGGGCTGGTCGGCGATCCCTGACGACATCGTTGAGGCCGCGATCCTGAAGGCCGTCAGCTTGTTCCAGCGCAAGGACGCGCCGTTCGGTGTCGCCGGGTTCGGCGACTTCGGCGCCGTGCGTATCACCAGGAGGGACCCGGACGTGCTCGAGCTGCTCGGGAACTTCCAAATCTCATCGGTTGCCTGATGGCAACGCCCACCCTCGGCGAAATCCGGGACGCCATCAAGGCGACGATCAGCACCGCCGTGCCAGAACTGACGGTGTACCCGAAAGTCCCCGACCGGGTGAACCTCCCATGCGTGATCATCATGCCGACCGCAGCGACGTACGGGTACACCGTGTCAGACCCAGATGACACATGGCCGTTCGACCTGCACGTCCTCACCTCCCGAGGCGATACCGAGCTGGGGCAGAACGCCCTCGACGCATACATCTCCTCCGGCGGCCCGACCAGCCTGCGCGAGGTCATCCAACGGTTCTCCAACCTCGGCATTGAGGGTGCAGAGGCGTCCGTGCGAGCCCGCATCGCCGCCATGGGCAACTACGGCGGCCAGTTCGAGGCCGCCGGCATCAACCATGTCGGCGCGACACTGCAGCTGTTGGTGACGATCCGCGGACCGAGGTGACGTCATGGCCGTCAACCGAGGCGAGCTTGAGGACCTGATCCGGGACCTTGGCGCCATCCCCCCGGCCGTGCAGAAGACGATGCGGCCAGCGGTACTGGAAGCCGGGCGACCGGTCCTGGAGCAGATGAAAGCGAACGCGTCATGGTCGACCCGGATCCCGGGCGCGACATCAATGACGGCGTCGAGCGCATCCCCCGGCGTGACGTTCCGCGTCAACTCGACCAAGGCGCCGCACGCCCGCCCGATCGAGCACGACGGGCAGGCGGGCACCTTCCGGCACCCGGTGTACGGCAACCGCAAGGTGTGGGTGTCGCAGGTCGCACGCCCGTTCTTCTACCGGGCCGTGACCGAGCAGGCCGACCAGGTCGCAGAGCGGATCGGTGACGCGGTCATGCGGGTCGCTGAACAGCACGGCTTCTAGAGCGAGCGAGGAGAACATGGCAACCCTGACAACCCAGGTGATCGGCCAGGCAGGTACGGCGATCACCTTCGGACCCGCCGCCGTCGGCGGCGACCAATGCGCGACCGGCAGCGACGTGAAACTGCT